TTCCCCCAGCTGTTCGGCACGGACCTCACCGCTGTAACAGCGAGTCTCGCGATCACTCATCGGTTTTTTCCTTTTCGGTTTTGGTGGTTTTGAAATCATCTGCCGGGTTGGCGGCGTTGACGCTGACGAGCATTTCGTCCAGGCCATCGACCGGGTTCATATCCTCGAAAGCACGGGCTTCGTTGCGGCTCATCCAGCCGTCGGTGATCGCGAAGTGATAGAACTGCGCGCGTTCCTGCGGGGTGCCGCGTAACAGGCCAGTCAGGTTAAACCTGACGTAATACCCGGCGGCCAGTTCGGCGCGGGTAAACAGGCGTCGGTTAAGCTCCTGCTCCCAGTTCGTCACCCAGGGCATCATCGAATAGCGGACAAATTGAATGGCCTGCTGCGTAATGTTGCTGAAGGTGGCTTTTTCCAGGTCATTAATCATGTGCGCCGGCACGTTAAAGATCCCCGCAATCATCGAGCGGTTGAGCTTTGACATGTCGATGATCTGGGCGTCAATCGGCGACACGGTCAGCGCCTTGTAATCCAGATCTGCAGGCAGCAGCATGGTTTTGTTTTCCTGACTGCGTAACGCCTGCGATGCCTTCTGCCACTGTTCTTTAAGCCAGCCCCAGCTATCTTTGTTGAGCGCGCTTTTAACGGACACGATCCCGGCCGGGCGAGCATTTCCGCTGAAGAAGCTTTCCGTATACTTCTGCCCGCTCATGCCCATGCCGATTGTTTCGGCGTGCTGCATCACCGGACTGAGGCCCATTTTCTGGTTATTCCCCAGCGCCCGGATGTGGATCATGTCGTCGGGGCTGATGGCGAAAGCCCCCTCTTCGTTGTAGAGCCCGTAGGTATAGCGCCCGCCGGTATTAATCAGGGTTGTTTCCCACGGCATGCAGCAATCCATGGAGGTCACTTCACCGCGGCGGCTGCGCTTAACCCAGGTGTATCCGTTTCCCCAGCCGAGGATGTGACGTTGCTTCAGTTCGCGCCACTTATAGCTGGTCTGCCAGGTGTTCGGCTCATCGTGAACCAGATAAAACACCGGGTGATCCCGCGCGGGCTCAACCTTGCCGTTGTGCTTTCGCATGACATGTAGCGGCATCTGGGCGAGGTTTGATGACAGGACGTATATGCAGGCATACACCGCCGCCAGCTTCATTGCCGTTTCAGGGCTTACGTATACATCCGCCCCGAATAGCCCCTCCATATCAACTGCATCACCCGTTATTGGCGTTCCGGGATTTTCGAGCGACTCACTTCTGAACAGAGAATCAAGCAGCACGCTTCCCCCTTCTGGCCATAACCAGTCCCGCCACCAGCAGGAGTCCGCCGGAGAACATCAGTGCCGGAGCCAACCCGAACTGCAGGTAAAATCCGGACGTGAGCAGGCCGTAACCGGCCAGCCCGATTACATCGGTGATAAGTGATTTCATAGAATTAAGAACTCTTCGTCTGGATCGAGAGATGAAAGGAAATCACCAGGCTCTTTGAGCATTGCCCGCCCGATAGCCATAATCAGCGCAACCGCGCCGTCGATTTTGTTTTCGTTCTGCTCTTTGATGGGTTTAACCACATCGTCATTGCCAGGCAGATACTTGCCGACGACGTTACTGATACACCAGCTCATGATCGGGTTACCGTCGTGATGAAAGCGGCCCGACTCAATGGCGGCTTCCAGCTCTTTCATCGGGTCAGACATGTTGGTGTAGTTCTGGATGATGGTGACAGGGTTTAGCCCTTCATCGGCCAGATCGTGTGAAAGGCCGGTAGCGCCAAACGGGTCAATCGGTGACTCACTGACCGGGTTCAGCTTATTCGCCGCCTTCGCCTCTTCAAGGATGTAGCGGTAATCCACCTCCGCCCCGTCAGTTACCGTCAGTAACCCCATCTCTACCCATTTCTGAAAACGTTCGGCAGTCCGGCGATCCTCGTTTTTTTCGACGCTATAAACCGTGTCATACGGCACCCAGAACCGCGGCGCCACGCAGTAATAATGTGTTTTCCCGTCAATCTCCCGGGTAAACAACCGCGGCATGCTGTTCATATCCAGTTTACGTGCCAGGTCAAACGCCAGCACGCAGGGCTGGCCCTCGAACTTTTCCAGCGTCAGCGTCTTGTCTTCGCAGTTCTGCCAGGACACCAGATTGAAGAACGCGGCCCGGGCAGCGACCCAGATATTTAGGTGCTTCGTTTTGAACACGCCCGCCTGGCGGGCATTGTTGATAGCGCGCTGCTGCTGGCTCAGCAGAAAGTCGCGGTAGACCGACACCCCCATATTCGGGTTTGCCTTCTCCAGCACCTTCGGGTCGGTCCAGTCGTCACCTTCATCGACCGTGTAAACCACGCCGAACAGCTCCTCGTTGGGCACCGAGCCATTGAGCATCTCAATCACTTCACGACGCTTGTCGTAACAAGGCCCCTCGATGTTGTAGCCAGCTGTGGTGATCGCCCACATCAGCGGCTGCCGGCGGGCACCCATACCCGTCAGCATCGTGGTGTACAGCGCATCGGTCGGGTGCTCGTGATATTCGTCCACTATCGCGCAGTGTGGCGAGGCCCCGTCGCCGGGGTTGCCGATCAGCGGCTCGAAGCGGGCGCCGTCTTCCGGCCGGTTCAGGTTTGAAGCGTTGACCTCGATGCCGAACGCCTCCACCAGCAGCGGGGTGCGTTTGCACATCAGGCGCGCTGGCCGGAACACTTCCCACGCCTGCTTTTCTGTCGTAGCGCCAGAATAGACCTCGGCACCGAACTCGTTATCACAGGTGAAGCAGTACAGCGCCACGCCGGCAGAGATCGCCGACTTGCCATTCTTGCGGGGGATCTCGGTATAAACCTCCCGGAAACGGCGAAGCCTTGTCCCCTTCTGCACCCAGCCAAAGGCACAGCAGATGATAAAGAGCTGCCAGGGCTCCAGGGTGATCGGCATCCGCTTGAATGCCCATTCCCCCTTTGTGTGCGGCAGCAGCTGAATAAACTTCGCGGCCTTCTCCGCAATGTCTTTGTCAAAGCGGTACCGGAATTTACGGCTCTTCTCCTGAGCCATATCGTCGATATGACGCTGGCAGGCCTGAATGACATACTGGCACGCCGGGATCTTCCCCCGCACAACGTTGCGGGCATACTGATTCGCGGCGTTAACGTTGGGATACGATTTCCGGCTCATGAGCTGATCATCTTCAGGAATGGGTTGGAGGTTTTCTTCTGACCGGCGAGCCCGACCAGACGCTGGCGACTGCTGGGGTCGAGGCCCAGCATTGAACCGGTGGAACTCATCTCCGATTCCTGTTCTTTCTTCGCAGTCAGCTCAGGGTTCTTTATCTTGCCGCCCATCGCACCGGTTATGGACAGACCGTCCACAGCGATATTCTTTACCGCCCGGCGCCAGAACTCGTACGCGACACACCAGCGCTCGAGCACCGCGAGATCGGTGACGCAGATCAGACCCTGGCCGCACAACTCTTTTGTGGTCAGCTCCCACATGATCGCCGCGAGCGGCAGATTCTCTTCTTCAAACCAGTCCGGCGGCGCCACGCCCTTGATGGGGGTGAACACCGGCTCTTCTTTATTCAGGGCTCGCTTACCGGGGTTTCCGGCCAGCTCCTTGCGCGCCGTTGGCTTTGGGCGGCGCCCGGAACGCCCCGCCGTTCCAGCCATAAGCGACACTCCTGGTTAAATTTGATTTTTCGCGGGTATAAAAAAACGAGGAGGCGGGCAGTCCGGAAGGCGGTCGCCCGCAGGGATTTGACCACCCCCTCCCCCGGCCCGACGCAATCGAGAATCACTCTCATTTGATGCGGTCGCGCGCGGTCTTCCTGGCGTGGCAGGACCAGCACAGGCTCTGCAGGTTGGAGTCATCATCGGTGCCGCCGTGCGCCTTTGGGATGATGTGGTCAACGCATGAAGCTGACTTAGCGACGCCCTGGTTCAGGTGGTCCTGGCACAGTCCTTTGTCACGCTTAAGGATCCGCTCGCGTATGCCCTCCCACTTTGTGCCGTAACCACGCTGGTGTCGTGTCTGCCCAGGCTTGTACTGTTTCCAGCCTTCACCCTTATGCGCTTCGCAGTAGCCTGATGGGTCAGTTGTTGTCGATCGGCAGCCGCGAACGCGACAAGCCTTTGGTGTGCGTGGCGGCATAATCACCGACTCCGTTTTAACCCCTACAGGGTATATTTATGATTTATCCGCTATAGCCATTACGATGGGTCTGCCCATGGTGATGGCAATAAAAAAGGCCGCTATTGCGACCTTGTCTTAAGAAGATGAGATTAAAGAAGTTTAATTTTTACGTCATAACCTTCAAGACCTGTCATTGTTTCGCGAGCAACAAACTGAATTTCAGAAACTTCTTTTCCGGTTTTCTTTTGTAGTTCTGAGATTTTTTTTGCTATCAGCGCGGCAATATCTTCTTCTGCCTTTTGCGTCAGAGCTTCAACTTTCATTTTTACCTCTTCTGGTTCATTTACCATTCAGATTCTCCAGCAAGGTGACAATGGTTGATGAACGGTCCTTAACCATAACTGTATATAAATTATAGACTACCGATAATGCAGATGCTGCATGCTCATAGGATTAGCTAGCAAATTCCTTCACATGGCATCCCACCACGTTAGTTTTGCTCACGTTGATGGCAATAAAAAACCGCCCGGAGGCGGTTATATTCAGCAGGTCAGCATGTTATCTGTGAATGACAAACAGTGATTTGCATTTAGGGCAGAGCAACGGCAGCTCTTGCCGTACTTTTGTGGAGGGGTGGTTCGAGTTATGGCCGCATATCGGACAAGACACTGTTGTTTTGGTCGCCGCTTCAACGCGTTTAAGTGCGTAATCGAAGAATGACATAATTTTTAACCTCTCTAAGAGTGAGGTCTATCATAACACGGCTGGCTACTTTTTAATCACAACTGACCACACCTTAGCACTTAATCACCTTGTTAATAAACTGCTATCGGTTGGTTGTTTGCAGTTCGCCTGCCACGCTTTGTTATGCGCCAGGATGTCTTTCTTCGTCTGCATATCCAGCACATCAATATCATGATCGGTCAGGTAGATTGGCTTTACCCAGTCACAGGCGGTATCAACTACCACCGGGGCGCTGCCACGAGTCACGCAGCTCGCGATCAACATCATCGCCAGGCATATGGTTAACAGTCTGCTGTACATTGCTGGCCTCTTTCGTTGCTTCAACCCGGCGCTCTGCCACAGCGACCGTGGCTGCGGCATTATCTTCGGTACGCTGCTGGTCTGCTTTTGCCTCGGCTTTGCTGGTGCCGCGAACGTGGCCCAGGCCAAAAGCGCCAGCTATGGCAGCTATCACTGCTGCGACCAGCCCTATGATCGTTTCAATACCCATAGTGACCTCACACCAACACAGATTTTGCCAGGTTAAACAGAATACGCCGTTTATCCAAACCGTTACGCCCTCCATTGATGATCAGCGTGACGCGCTCAACATCGCCCGAATAAAGCAGGCAGCCGTGGGACACGTAAAACCATGCTGCTGATCGCGCGGCATAGACATCCAGCTCCAGCAGCTCGGGGTGGGTGACCAGATCAAGCTTCAGCGCCTGACCGCAGTTGCGATAGTTGCTCAGCCCGGTGATCTGCTTCAGACCGCGGCCCCGGTATTTCCAGCCGTCACCCGCCACCTGATTACCCAGATTCTTTTTGCCCCACTCTCCGCCATAAACCAGATTGGCGATCGCTTTCTGGTTAGCTGGCTGCGTGGCCGTTCTGCCGAGAGCCGCGGCCTGTTGTGCTGTGATGCGGTGCTTACCGAACACCGACACCAGACTGTCTGCCGCATAGTTCAGGTTTTCCACCAGCCGGGTAAAGCCACCGGACTCATGGCCTATCTGTGCGATGAACATGGCCTGATCGAGCGGCGCAGTAATGCCGAACTCTTTCATAGCTGCGTCGATATGCGGATACCAGCGCGCAGCTAACCCGGCGCTGATACCAGCCGCCTTCTGAAATTGTGTTTGGTTCATTATTGCCTCAGATGATCAACCAGGCGCGCAACGTTGCCTCTGACGGCTACCAGCACGGAAAGGAAAATGACGTTGGCCCCAATGGTGGCCCACGATGAATGAGGGTATATGCCGCACAGATAAGCCAACGGTACCGCGCTGTACGTGACAGTAATCAGCCATGCCAGGCGGGAAACCCACGGCCGATGCCGTGAATCACCCCGGCGGTAAAACATCAGAGTCAGAACTACACCGGCGCAGATTAACGCGTTGATAGTTGCTGTCGGGTCATTTAGAACCACCTGAACCTCCCCGGCGCGTTATCAGCGCCACCAGCGAGCCGACATCCTGGTTGTTCAGGAACGTCAGGATTTTGACGGCTAATGCAGAAACAATAACGGCGCCAATAGCGTCCAGAGGTTTATCACTGTAGCCAGTCCAGCTGGCCAGCTTCGAACCCACCAGGCCGGAACAGAGAATACCGGCGATATAAGACACAACGAAATATGCCATTCGGCGTGCCGCACCCAGGTCAGCGGCTGTAGCGATGTAGAATACAGCCCCGGCAAACGCGCCAAACACCACACCGTAATCTGTCCCGGTCAGCAGTCCATAGACACTGGCACCCGTAAGGGCTCCACCGGTCAACCCAGTGCCGGAAATCGGATCGGACATTTAGCCCCCCTCTTAATTGCTGTGAGTCCTCTCATAAAAAATTGAGGGGAAAGTTTTCTTTCTCTCTGGAAAAGTTCAAAATTCTTCATTACTTGAAACGCACTAACTCACCAAAAGGTTGGCGCCTTGCTTTACAAATACATAAAATCAGAGCATGCAGAATCATTCTTTAAGAATGGGACTTTAAGGATCGGAACTCTTTTTGATTTCAAAAGGAATGAGAGTTTCAATAAAGCCATCGGAGATAACAACGAAGGCTCTCACTTCCCTTTCATGGATACTGACCAGACTCTCTATGCTGATGAAATGACTGAGTCGCAATCAAAATTTCTTGATGGATTTATAAATATGGGTGCTGGATCAGCTATAAGCGGCATTAATTTAGTTAGGGAGATTAGCTCTGAAGATTTTTATATTTTCTGCATGACAACAAAGCCAAGTAGAAAAGCAATGGAAGAGTTTAATTGCGACAGATGCATAGAGGTTTTAAATCCTCATTCATTCATTAGTGCATTGACCCGCAAGATAAAAAGAACTGCAGGTGATTTAGCATGGCAAGGGGAAATCACTTATATGGATAAAGCATACTCTTATCTTTCGGAGGTTAAGTTGCACCCTGCTCAAACAAAAGATATTCATTACTCTTATCAAAAAGAATACAGAGCCATTTGGCACAGGAGGAATGGATTGCCTATTGATACCATTCTGAAGCCTTTATTTATTAGAGTCCCTAAAGCTATTAAGCATTGCAGACTCATAAAGCTATAAAAAAACCCGCTATTAAGCGGGTTCTCTATATTTTCTTGCTCAATTCGCTTTAACGTCCTGAGCTTATCAGAATTTAATCATTTTCCGCGCAACTATTCAAGTAAAACTTGTCGCCATTTGTACCGAATGCGTCACACATTGGTTTGTATAGCATCGATTCTGCAACATTTAGCCAGACATCGATCCGGCCTTCGCAGGTTCGCAAGCACCACTCAGGGTGTTTTTCATTCAGCTCACGCGCCATGGCCTTTTTACTCATGCGGCGCACATAACGCTTCTCAATGACTGCTTGCAGTTTTTCATTGCCAGAACGGACCAGTATTTCGCTCATCACTGAGTCAATAATCATCGCTTCATCATCAGTGCAGAACGCTAGGCCGCTTTTGTGCTTTCCTTCAAGGATCTCTTTGAAGAACGCCTCAAGCTCTGGTTGGCTGATGCCGGATTTCTTCATACGGCGAAGCGCATCGTTGATAGCCGTCTTGGTTATTTTTCCGGATGCCAGCAGCTGGTTGAACATGTTTCCGCCAGAACCGCCACCGATATAAGACCAGCGGCCCCACATGCGGAGCTTTCCCTGAATCCAGATGCTTTCGAGAGTGCGCAGGCGAACCATTTCGCCCGCCTTGCCAACTTCAGAAGGGTTAATCATTTTGCGTCTCCACTACGCCAGTACGCCGATAGCCAGCGCACGATCTAAAAACCGAAACAGCAGCGTTAACTGGTCGCCGTATTTCGCTTCAAATGCCACAGGGCCAGCGTGCAACTCGTCGTGATGCTCTCTGCACAGAGGTATCACAAACAGGTCGTGCGCCTTTGTACCCATTCCACCCTGCCCGTGACCTATCAGGTGGTGGGGATCGTCTGCCGGGTTGTTACAGCACATGCACTGCTGCGACTTAACCCAACGGGTGTACTTCTCGTTTTCCCAGCGGCGTCGCTTGGGTTTCAGCATGAAGGATTCCGGGGTATCTGGATCAACCTTCACCGCCACTATCTTTTTTGCTTTCTCCTGCAGCAGTTCTACCGCTGGTAACGATGGAGTAATGTCACTTTCGCGCATTACTGATTGCATAGGTTCGGGCTGTAGCCTCAGAGCCTTAATGGCCATGCTTTCCGGGATAACATCTGCCAGGCCGTTCTTCACCAGCCACCAGCAGAACTCAGGAAGCGTAAGCACATGGTCTTCACTTAAGCCAAGTTGACCGCTCACGGTCTTCAACAGCCAGGATACCAGGTTTTTACGGGCAATGCCTGCCAGCCTTTCAGTGGATTGATCACGTAACTGGTTATCACATCCCCAGCACAGGAGAATGCTGCCGGGTTCATGCCGCATGATGGTGAAGTCTTCCGCGTGCCAGTCGTTATGAGGCCACTGACATTCACGTTTTTTCATCAGCCAGGCATCAAGAACAGACAGGCCACCAGCGCGCTGGATCACCCTGGGGTTTTCGAAAACTGGCTGTAAGCTGGAATCCTCGGCCAGGGGCTGATGAGATTGTGGTAAGGCTCCGGAAGGCATATCTGCCAGCTGTTCGCCGGGCGTTTCGATCACAACGCGTCCCTGACGGAACAGCCACATCAATTCGGTTCCGGGCCGGAAGAGCACAACCCCGGCAATTGGTGCAATCTCAGGTGTCAGTAAAGCTCTCACGCCATCTGCCCCTTAGCGATATGCTCAGCCCAGAGGCCACCGACCCAGCGCACACCCTTCGCTGTAAAGCGTGCCTGGCTGAACGCGTAGTTCGATGCATTGGTGGTGCCGGTCTTCACTTCAAAACGTTCGGCCTCGATGTGCTGATGGTATGGCGTAAGCGTACCGTTCAACCGGTACATGATGTGGTTATCCAGCAGGAATAGGCGGAATTCAGGTTCCTTCGCATTTAGCAGTTTGGCGACCTGGCGGAACGTCATTGAGCCAGTGGCCATAACGTAGCGATCAACAAAATTCGCCTTTGGTGCTGCTATCGCAAGTTCAGCGCTCAGACGTTGCTTCTGCTCTTCCAGATCTGCAGCCAGGCGCAGTGCCTCAGAGAATGACTTTGGAACGGCTGGCGTACTGCCGCTTTCGAGTTCCTGCCACCGGTCTACTACAGCTGCAGTAAATTCCGGCGATAACCTGGCAACGATCACAAGCGAGTCACGCTTATTGAATCGGTACTCCTGGTAAACGTTGCCGTTGTGGGTGAAATCGAACTGCGCCAATGGCGCGGTTAAAAGTCCACCAGCAGCAAGTCTCTCAGCAGAGCGCTTTACATCACCATGCTTACTCTGAACCAGCTCCGATATTTCACGGCTGGACATCATTACCTGCGCACCTTGGATCATTGCGTGGTGCGTAGGGCAATTCACTGTGATATTCATTTGATTCATGCTCTTCTCCACTTATCAGGCGACTGCACTCGCCCTGGGTTTGAATTGAACAATCGTTATCTCGACCTTTCCACCCTTCACCTTTTCACCCCATTCAATACAAAGGCGCTTGATCTGGTTGTCGTCCACCCAGACAGATGCATAAGTCAGTGAGTCAAAGAGCGCTTTATTGAAATTGTCTATGTCTCGATCCCTTAAGTCAGGTGGGTAGAGAACTATGTCAACGTCAGCCAGCGCAGCTGATGCCTTTGGGAGTGCGCGTAATTGCTCAATCACGGCTTTGCGGACACTGGATTTATAAGCCCTGCCCTTTGCGCTGATAAGCACCCGACCTTTTAACGGTCCCTTAGTCGGTGAGCGCCAGTAGGTGTTTACGCTCGGCGGGAATGGGAGCACCAGTTTCATTTTGCCTCCAGGTCTATCGCGAGTTCGAAAGCATGTGGTGCACCGTTGTAGAGGATGTCACCGAAAGTGCTCATGACATACCACAGTGTCATCGTGGCGTAGCCTTCGCTATCGAGCTTAGGTTCTTCGTAGGGGACGTTTAAATCTTGATAATGGCGCTTAAGGTGCTCGAGACCTGGTTCGAATAATTTAATTTTTACCTGATCGTTTAATCCCAGGACCATGCGCTTTGGTTTTTCCTCAATTAACGAAATCCCCCTTGCAGCGCCACCAGCTACCGCGAGATAGCCTTTTTTCTTCAGCGCCTTCACATGTTCAGCTGCGGCGTTCTGGGAGGAGCAACCAATGAGACCAGCAAGTTCAATCATGGTTGGTGGGAATCCTACCTTGGCTATGTAGCCTTTGATGGCATCCAGCACTTCACTCTGGCGCGATGTTAATCCGATCATGACTCCACTCCATAGCGCCCGTTCAGGCGACCAATTTCACTATTAAACTTCACCAGGGTTACGCCCAACGGCTTCACCTGTTCGTGATACTTTTTCAGGATCGGCGGAACAGCAGTGTTCCAGCTTGGTTTGGGCTTCTGTTTCAGCGCTTCCCTTATCTCCCGGATGCAGCGGCGGGCAACATCGCGTACTGCGTTCTCCTGCTCGGCTGAAAGTTTCATGCTGCGCGTTCCTCCGGTTTACAGATCGATGCCACCCAGCCAGGCAACAGCTCAACATCAGACGATTCGGCCTGATTCCCCCAGTGGTGCCAGCCAGGTGCGCCGCAACGACTGAACAGCTCAATGCGTGGAACGTCACCGTAAAGCTTCTCCAGACGGAAGCGGGCCTCCTCCGGTTTCGCGCTGTGCTCACCCAGTGGGCTGTAGATAACCTGCTTCACGCTGGCGCTTACTCGCTCCAGACCATGACCGCGGGTGGCGATAAGAAGATCCTCGGTATTGGCGCGGGTGTAGTTACCGCCGTTCATCTTCGTCTGACCGTTCAGCAGATCGAGGAAGTCGTAAAAGTCCTCAACATTGCCGGATGCCAACGCTTTGTTGATGTGCTGTTCTGCCAGAGGATTGAACTTCACCCATGTGAAACCCTTCATGGTTCGGACTTTAAAGCCCCACGCCTCAGCCAGTTCGATAGCCTCGCGGGTGTGTGTACCGGTGAACCACATAGCCAGAACAGAATCCTCTGCAGCCAACTCCCAGACAGGCAGGCGCTTCATGTCGATAAGCTTCATGGTCCCGTAGTGGTTCGTGGCAGCGCCGTTGCTGATGGTGTTCCCGTATTCCCAGGCTGGATCTGCGTAAATCAGTGAGTATTTCATCAGTGTCCACCATTGAACTGACCAGCCAGGAACCATTGACCCTCTGGCTTTAAGGTTGATTTAGCCTGGCGCAGGCAACGTTGGCGCTCTTTCAGGCAACGCTCACGCTCGTTGATCACGTCAGAACGCTGGAATGCCTCAAACCACAGAGATGCTGCCCGACGGTACAGACCCTTTTCCTGCAGAGCTTTGGCGTTCTTCATCAAATCGGCGGCCCCAGTGTCTACACGCTGGATGGGCTGCCCACATCCAGCTGATGCATTCACTGCGTAGTAGCGGTACTGAGAACCAACCAGTTCGCGGGTGGTGAAGTTGAAATCATGCAGTCGGCAGACAGTGCGTTGAACAGAGTCGATGCTGTAATCTGCGAAAGCGTCTGCAATCTCACGACTGGTTAAGCCGGGGTTATCGGCAATAAACATTTCGAGTGTTTTCATCAGGCTCATGACTTGTACCCCCGAAATCCATGTGGAATCTCGCTGTAATCAGTGTTTTGGTAACTTGACTTGAACATCGGATCTTCGCGAGCCCACGAGCCATTAATGCGCTGCGGTCGGCCAGCGTTTTGCCAGCTGTTCGCTGATTTCAGATAGCCTGGGAACTTGGATGGCTGAAACAGCGTCTGTGGGCGGAGATAGTCGGACATTTTCAGGTCGTCGCCCCACTTTGCGTTGCAGTAATCCACCACCAGCGAAAGCTCTTCCACGGTGAACCCTTCGCCAATACGGGCACGGATGTTTTGCAGCGAGGTAGTCGATACCTGATAACGGGAGTTGGTGACCTGGTTCAGATGAATTAAAACCTTTTTCGCCTGATCGGTGATCAACACATCACGGTCGGGTTGCGGAGCAACCGGACAAGAAGGTTTTATAGTCTGTATGTCTAACTCTGCATTAAAGTCTGTATAGAGATAGGATTCCGCACTTTCGCGGTCCCCAAGATTCCAGTTATTCGCGGTTTTAGAAACGTGACTTCGCGGTTTAGACTCCGCATCTTTACGTTTTCCTTTCCGCACTTTCACGGATTCGGAATTCTCAGGAAAAATAACTGAAATAAGAGCGTCACCATCAATGCGATAATGCTTGGTAGGTGTTCCATTGACCTTTTTAGAGCAGGTCTCAATAACTCCAGGGAGATACTTGCTTACCAGTTTTTTAACAAGACGCTCGGTTTGATCCTCAGTCAACTCACCAGCTTCAATGCCAAGGTCTTTGTGAGTTTTGTAGAACCACCCGTCCTCAGAACCAAACGCTGACCAGAAAACAAGGTTGTTGAGAACGGCTGCGAGCGCATGAGCCTGCTGATCCTCCTTGAAGAACCGCAAGTATGGCCTTGGAAGAACAATGACGTTCTTCTGGCCCGACATGGATTGGACGATGTCAAATATTCTGCTCATGGTCGTCCTTTAGCTCTGTAAATTTGCGCTGGAATTGCTCAAGAGGGCTGAAGCACTCATGGTCGTAGCCGTCGCGCAGGTATATAACGCGTCGACTCTCTGGCTCCCACCGGATAACCCGAACCGGGACGCCGTAGTGGTCCCTGAACCTGCGATCAAGTTCTGGCATAAGACCTCCGCTTTACGACGCCATACCCCCACGATTGCCACTGCCCGACTGTGGTTACACGGAACCCAGCGGCCTGATACCATGCGCTCATACCGAAACGACGAGGCCCCATGCACTGGAACGCCACGTAGTTGCGGCAGACGGTGATTTACCGTTAAACTGTTCATGCGTTAGTTTCTCCACTGTTACGACACGCCACGGCGCCCGGAGCTGCACACTCGCGGGCGTCACTCTTTCCTGGTGCACAAAACACACGGAAAAGCAGCGTTAAATGTTCCTGCCACTTAGCCATCACCTGATAGCTGTTCTCTTCGATTTGAGCGCGTTCAGCATCGTCAATAACACCGTCAGCCGTTGCTTTACGCAGATACTGTGAGTGCTTGCCGATCCACTCTACGGATTCCATCAGACGCTGATTGATGTCCCCGTTCTCTACCTCTTCAACATCTGCCAACGGCACGAAGACGCCGTTTGAATGCCGAGCGATAGCGTCAGCGATGTACGTAGAACCACCAGCTCGCTGCAGAACCATGGCCCAACCCAGCGGGAAAATCTGATCACCATCGGTACGAAGACGGTTAAACAAAGCGTTTTCTGTTACACCTAACCACTCTGCTGCTTCGGCATAGCCGCCAGGCAGTTCGGTGATCGTTTTTTTGATAGCACCCACCAGCCAGGCTGGTTGCTTATCAACTTTCCATTCAGGTTCTATACCCACGGCTTACCCCTTTTCTCTGTGGTTAATATCAAGCTGCTGAATCTGTAGACTTTTGATAAAGGCTTGCGTCGTACTTGAGTTTTCCCTTCGTAATTCGCTCAATAACAAACGCCTGCTTTTGAGGAATTACATCTCCCCATCGACAAACTGCCGGGTGGGAGATCCCGAGAACACTTGCGGTTTTTGAAACCCCGCCAAAGTGGTCAATGACATCTGATTTACGCATGACTCCTCCTGTTTAATTCACGCTTTAAAGGTAACAAAAGGTACATTAAATAGCAAACAACAGTTACGAGGATTCTATGTAACATTGGTTACATGAAAACAGAGATGAAAGACCGAATCAGATCCCGACGAGTCCAACTCGAAATAACACAGCAGACCCTTGCTAAAAGGCTTGGGGTTAGTCGCGTGTCTGTGACCAAATGGGAGAACGGCACGACAAAGCCTGACGGTGAAAACCTCCACCAGCTGGCCATGGCGCTGCAAACTAGCCCCGAATGGATACTTTATGGTAAAGGTGAGGAAAAGAATGATGACACCAAAGTTATCCCGTTCTTAAAAGCACCTACTGCTGTCCCTATTATCTCTGCTGTACAGGCTGGGACGTGGACTGAAACTTACTCATGTTCAAGGCTTACTGACGTGATTACATGGACGCAAACAACAGCAAATGTTTCTGATGAGGTATTCGGTTTGGTAGTTCGTGGGGAGTCGATGACCAATCCCCATGGGTTACCTTCTATCCCTGAAGGATCTATCGTTATTGTTGAACCTCATTATGGTCAACTAGATGATTTATACGGAAAAATAGTAGTTGCTCTCCTTGATGGCTCTGCTGAAGCGACAGTAAAAAAATTGGTATGGGATAGCCCTTTCGCATACCTGATGCCACTGAATCCTGCATTCAAACCCATCCCAATAGACGGCAACTGCCGAATCGTTGGGAAAGTTGTTCAAATCACCCAAAACCTCTAAGTTGCTAATTCTTAATGCCGGATAACTAACCGGCATTTTTTTTGGCCCTCCTGGTAACAAAAAGTACATTCCTCACTTGACCATCAAAGTAACTAAAGGTACATTTAATTCGTACCACGGTTCTTATTGTTACTCGCAACGTGGTGAGCATTACGGCATATGGCACATGTGTCGCAGCGGTCCGGCAGGGTTCCTCTAAGCTACTTTCCATGCCGGGTAGCCGGAATGTGCAAGCCAGGCACGAACGACAGTCAGAGACGTTTCACCAGCGTGGCGGTTAGGTGTGACACCTCGGAAGAGACGAGGATATCAGCCATTCACTTTAAGCATCGCGCCGAGTGCTTAGCGGGACTGGAAGAGTTACCACTTGGAGACGGTCCTAATAAATGTCCTGGACAGTGGCGGTTCCGCACCGATAACAGCGGCGACAAGATGATGCAAACGGCAAAGGTCGTTAAAACTCGTTAGGTGCTGGCGTGGCATACGCGACACACGTGATAGGGCGTGAATGCCGTAAGGGGCTATAACCCTTCAATCTCGTTCCGGGCGAGTTCAACCTGGATGAAAGCCGGAAGAGACGGCGAAGCCCAGACGATATCTGAGTGGCTTAAAAAACAGATGGGAGCCGGTGGAAGCCCGGCACACACCAGGTAAGAGCATTGGCGTGACGGGCCCATAACCCAATCCACGCAGCAGCATGGAGTTGGCGCGAAGTGCTCAGTGCTCTTTCCGTTGTGGTGAATGCGCAGGCTGATGCGCTATCAAAATGCGGCGAATCCAGTACGTAAAACCGTGCCGTTTCGCACCTAAGCCGGAGATCAGCACCGGCCACCACAACCAAATCACGTAGCCAGCGTGGTAACCCGTAGTAACGAAAGCTGTGTGTAGTCTTGGCGGTCGGTAGTTGTGAATGTCATTAATGCCGACCGCCCATTTTCACAGCTGAAAGCGCATTCCTCAATCCATCAGTTATGGGTGACAGGTGTGAAACGTTGGAGTGCGCTTCCAGCTGTGTGGAGAACTAACCGGCGATGGCAGTCGCCCGCTTCATTAAGCGCCCTACCCTGGGTGCTTATTAAAGCGAACCAAAATCATTTTCTCTCGCCGTAAGGCGCGGGATTCGTGCAACCAAAATTCAGCGTCGTGCAGGACGCTTATATAACGGAGAAACTAACCATGACGCACGTACAGACCGTCACCGAGTTACAACCACGCATGACCAGAGAGCAGTTGATCGACGCTGCCACTAAAGCGGCCCCGCTCCTTCCCCCTGCTTATCGCGGGATCATGACCGAACTGGCTAACCGTCTGGACTATACCAGCGTCGCTCTTTGTGAAGCCATGGCACAGCGTAAAGAGCTGGCCACGCAGAACGCTACTCTTCGTGAAGACGTAACCAGCTGGGCCAAAGAGTGTGACCGCATCGAAGAACGTTACACCAAAACGCCTACCAATATGCACTTACTGGAAGCGCAGCGAGAATTACGTGAACTGCCTGCTGTGGTCATTTGCCTCAATAACGAGGTGGCGCTCTGATGGCAAACTCATTCAAGCAGATGTCCCGCGACGGGACTATCAAGCGCACTGATACCGGGATGTTCATCAGCCTCGACGATATCCACGTTCGCGCAGGTTTCAACAAGCGTCATGACGACGATGAACGCACTATCCAGGCAGACGACGAACTGTTTACCTACCTGATGAACGGCGGTTCTGTTCCTCCACTGGAAGTTATCGCACGTGATGAGGGTGGTGTTTGGGTTGTTGAAGGCCACCGCCGTCGCCGCTGCTATGAGCGTTGCCGTGCAGCTGGTAAGCCGGTTGACCGCATTCACATCATGCCGTTTAACGGTAACGATGTGCAGCGCCTGGCGAGGATCATGACCAGCAATAACCAGTTGCCCCTTTCCGATATTGAGCAGGCTGCGGTTATTCAGGAGCTGCACAACGCGTTTAACCAGACTACCAGCGAGATTGCGAAGCTGGTTAATAAGTCAGTCGGTACGGTTGAAAAGTTACTGACGCTCAGCACCGCGAATTATGACGTTCAGCAGGAAGTTAAATCCGGGGCTGTCTCCGTTGATGTTGCTGTTGATCGCGTAAAAGAGTACGGCGAAAAAGCTGGCGAGGTACTGCAGCACGATAAAGCTGTTGCGGCTGCCCAAGGGAAAACGAAGGTTACCCGCAGCGCTATCGCCCCAGAACTCAGCATCAAGAATGCGCGGCGTTTCGTGGAACTGATGGCCCAGGCGGAGATCAGTGACGAAGGTGTGTTCACCATCCAGGGTGCTGCGCTGGCTGAAGCTCTATCCATTATCGACGAACACAAAGCGATTGCTGAAGCGCGTGAAACATACCGACTGTCTCAGCCAATCCCTTCCGCTGAGGTGCGCGGGAAAATCCTTTACGTTTCACTCGATGGCGAAGAGATCGGGTCGGCCCCTATCTATCGCGGCAAGAACGTGAGCCTCAACGGTGTCGTTACCAGCCAGTCAAAGGCAGTGGCCCACTTCGTTAAGCAGCACAAACTTCTGCAGGAAGTGAATCATGACAACCAATAAATTAATGACCGGCGAACAGCTGGATGAATTGATGATCGTTGCAGTTCGTATGCAACGTGATGCTGAAGTTGTACGTAACTTCCCCTCAGCAAACTTCGCTTATGCAGTCCAAGTAGCTGTTCTGGAGCTTCTTGGAACTCGTGCTGTTGCTTCAGCATTGTCTTCGGAGAACGCGGCGCTGAAGAAGTACAGCTCAGCATTGAGGATCAGCTGGCCAGCTCTAAAAGCAGCAGCGACTGGAGCGCGTGGCGTAAAAAGGCTGAAAACGCGCTGCGGGTTGTTAAAGCAAAGCGACGCGTTATCACAGCGCGGCTGGCCATACTTCGCCAGGAAGAGAAAGAGCGCACGCTGCAGCTCCACCAGCAGCGCAACGATTACCTCGTTCAGGAATTGAAAAACATAGTCACCCCTTCTTCTTTCGAACGCTGCGTTCGTCAGGCAAACGGAAAAATGGAGGCAGCCATTGAACAAGGCATTTGAGATGCATATGCGCCAGCGGTATGGAAACCGCTATGACCTGACACGCGACATTGAAGGGTTTTACTGTCGGGAGGTAGTCAGGCGGATGTTTGAGGTCTGGTGCCACTGCCGTGGTCTGAGTGTGATGTGAGGTGAGTATGAGCGATGTTGTTCTTTTGGTACCGAATGACTGGGTTTGTGAAAATGTTCTTATCGCGGTTACCGGGCTAAAGCCCGGAACCATCCTCCGGGCCAGAAAAGAGTGCTGGATGGTCGGGCGGGAATATCTTCACGTCTCTCCGGACGGAACTCCTAAGCCATCCAGCGAGTGCATGTATAACCGGAAAGCGGTTGATGCATGGGTCGCCTCGATGAAAAACAAACAGCCAGGGTGATTTGATGCCATGAAAAAGGTAATCTCATATCGCTCTTGGGCGTCTGGAGGAGTCAATGGATAAAGTTACATATCCAACAGGCGTCGAAAACCACGGTGGCACATTGCGCATCTGGTTTAATTTTAAAGGTAAGCGTGTCAGGGAAAGTCTCGGTGTCCCTGACACCGCTAAGAACAGGAAGATCGCCGGGGAACTGCGGACGTCGGTATGTTTTGCCATCCGCACAGGCACATTTGAGTATGCGGCACAGTTTCCGGATTCCCCTAACCTCAAGACTTTTGGGGTGGGTAAAAAAGAAATTACAGTGTTAGAACTTGCAGAAAAGTGGCTGGATCTGAAGAGGATGGAAATCTGCGCGAACGCACTCAACCGTTATGAGTCAGTCGCAAGGAATGTGGTGCCCAGGATCGGGGGTAATCGGCTGGTGTCGGCGGTGACCAAAGAGGAACTGCTGTATATCAGGAAAGATTTACTGACCGGTCACCAGACGCCAGTGAAGGGGAAGGCCCCGGCGAAGGGAAGAAGTGTTGTCACCGTGAATTATTACATGACAACCATTGCCGGAATGTTTCAGTTTGCCGCAGATCACGGCTACGTAGAGGCAAACCCCTTCGAAGGGATCAAGCCTCTTAAAAAAGCCAGGGCAGAGCCAGATCCGCTAACTCGTGACGAATTTATTCGCCTGATCGATGCATGCCGGCATCAGCAGACGAAAAACCTGTGGTCACTTGCAGTTTACACAGGGGTACGTCACGGGGAGCTGACCTCCCTGGCTTGGGAGGATATCGATCTTGAAGCTGGAACAATAACAATCAGGCGTAATTATACAAAACTGGGCGAATTCACTCTACCGAAAACTGAGGCGAGTACAAACAGGGTCATACACCTTATCCAGCCCGCGATCAGCGTCCTGAGGAATCAGGCGGAAATGACCAGGCTGGGAAAGCAGCATCACATCGATGTTCAGCTGCGTGAGTACGGCAGAACGGAGAGACACGACTGTACATTTGTCTTCAACCCTCAGTTGGTCAGACGATGCCAGTATGTTGGGTTTATCTATAAAGTCGATTCGATAGGTGATTCATGGGACGCAGCCGGGAAGCGGGCAGGGATAAGGCACAGGAAAGCTTATCAGTCGCGTCACACGTATGCATGCTGGTCACTGTCAGCTGGCGCTAATCCCAGCTTCATTGCCAGCCAGATGGGCCATTCGAGTGCCCAGATGGTCTTCAATGTGTACGGGGCGTGGATGGCTGACAGCAGCAGTGAGCAGATCGCGATGCTGAATCAGAGGCTTGCGAGTTTTGCCCCACAGATGCCCCAAAGCCTGCAAAGCAGCACCAGAGCATTATTGAAATCAGTAAGTTAAATACGAATGCCCGACATGTTAACTGTGTGGAGGGTAACACCACGCTGTACGCCCTGCCGAAGGCCGAGGTGGTGGCGCGCTGGCGGGAGCAGACCAGCGAC